ATAGTTTTCTTTTAATTTATTTGTATCGGAAGATAAAAGTGTTTTTAATTTTTTTTGGTCAGATTCATTAAGATTGGTAATATAATCTTTAATTGTTTTATTTGCAATGTTTACCATGGTATTTAATGGTATATTAATAGGTTCTTTTTTATCCTTTGGTATTTTTGTTATATTTTCTAAAATTATTTTTTTACTTGTAATTTTTTCTTCTAATTTAGTAATACCATTTGAAAATAAATCATCAATTACATCATATTCATTATTATAATCAGATCCATAAACCCAATCTGTTATGGGTTTAATGTCCTTATTTGATATTTTATTTATTGTGTTTTCATAAATACTTATACTCTTATTAATAAATTCGTTAGCAATTGATTCACTCAATCCCTTGTTTGAATTTAATTCATCATAAAGATAAAAAAGTTTGGATATGTTTTTATTTTTTAAAACAACTGAATTAAATTTTAATATTTCAGTCTTAGTTGTGTTGTTTTTATACGACTCAACTAACTTATTTTCTATTTTTGATTTTAATTTTCCGAATTTCATAATTTTTTTATTATAAATATCAATCTCTTAGTAATTTGCTCAATTCATTTTCCATCGAACCTAAAGAATTTTTACCTTTAGATAAGTCAATGTACTTATCACCATAAATATCATCATTCTCTAATAGAATACTTAAATTATCATTTTTTTTATTTTCAGGTAATGTTTCTTCTGCGGGTGGAGCTGGTTCAGAAGGTTCTGCCCCACCACCAAAATCAGGTAACGAACCACCACCACCACTTGGAGGAGTAGGAGCATCTGATGGAGCATTTTCGGTAGATCCAGATTTAGTTTTATATAGTCTATCAACAATATCAAACATACCGGTATGTGTAATAACTGTTGCGGTATTTACCAATTCTGCGGCAACAGCTCTTTCTAATCTTTGTTGTTGAGTATCTAATTTAATATCTTCATCAGAGAATCCAAAAATGTGTTTCTTAGCCCAAGTTGCTGAGGTTGGTGCTAATGTATTTGGTATTTCAGCTACCAAATCTTTATACAACAAAACTTTTTCTTTCCAAACATCAATCATTAATAAATCCGCTTGTTTTGACGGGTTTGTTAATCCTAATGTAAAGTTTTGTAATTCATCTTCAAACCCTAAAATAAATAAATGTACAATTGCAATTTTATTCATTTCTGAAATCATTGCTTTTTGAATTTTATTAATTGTTCTTGCAAATCTTATATCTTGTAAGGATAAATTTTTACCATCACCAACAACCTCCTCAAATCCTAAATAAGCTTTTGGAACCCGTAAGGCGGTAACCAACTTTTTTTGAATATATTCAATATCCGCAATTTCAGATAAATTTGTTGCTCCAGGTAAAGTTTCAATTGGCATTGTTTGAGTCACATCACGAACAGGAACAAAGTAATCCTGATCTACCGCCATTTGATTAAATCTTAAATCCACGTTACCCGTTTTGTTATCAACAATTTGGTCACGTTTAAACTTATTCGCAACACGTTGTACGTATGCTTCAACATCTTTATCATCCATATTACCAACAAACACTTTAAACACCCTTCTTTCAGGTGCTCTTGAAGTTCTATAGATTAACATTGCGTCTTCAGATAACAATAGTTGTTTCCATATTCTTCTTGCTTTTTCTAACATTGATGTACCATAAGGTAATTTTCTGTCATCTCCTAGTAACCTAAAATGGGCAACCTCCCAACTATTAAATTCCATATCTTTTACTTTCCAATGGAATCTTAATCCTTTATCTTTTGGGTCTACTTCCGCATTAATTGATTTTGCTGCCATACCCCTTTCCAAACGTTCTATTTCAATGTTTGGTAATTGCATACATCCAACAACACCTTTTTCTGAGTCTAATTTTAGATATACAAAATTGTCACCATATTTACAGGTATTTCTTGTCCACATTTGTAAATTAGTGTTAACATCTAACACATTATTAAATAAATCTGTTAATATGCCTTTTACTCTTTTTGATTCAGAATATATTTGTAGTATATAACCGTCTTGATTAGGTGTGGTCGACTCTTCAGCATATATATCTAAAGCGGTGGATATCTCAGGAGTAAATTCCATTGATTCATAATCATAAAATGATGCCAGTCTTGTTGGTTCATAATAAATCGCTTGAGTATATAAATTATTTTCTATTTTTGCCCATTGACCCGACAAATACATAGATTGTTGTGCCTGTAGTTTTTCTTTTTCGTATTCCTGTTTATCAGTTGTTTTTAGTAATTCTTTCTTATCTAAAGAATATGTTGGCAAATCTTGACCTAAAAGTGAATTTGGTCCAAATGTTTTTGATAACCTTTGCCATATTGTAAGATTTTGATTGTTATTTTCCATATTAAAAAATTAAGTATAATGATAAATATCTAAATAGTTTGTCTTTTTACTTATTAAACCGTATTTGAGTTACAAATTTTAAATACTTATCTTCACCAACAATGATTGGGGACATATTTTTAACATGGACCTTGAGAAGTAAAAATCCCACTACTTTGTAAACCATAACTAATACCATCTGAATAATATCCGTCAACTGCTAGTGTAGTGCAAGAGTCATCTGTATAGACTGCAAACGCAGTGTCAAGTCTACAAGTAGGTACAAGACAAGGGGCACTTATATAGTATGTTGATTGTGGAGCACCACATGGATCGTCAAAGATATCATTGTAACCCAATTGAATTTCACAACAACTAGTTAATAGGGATGTATTACAAATTACTTGAGGTGAAACTGGGGTAACATTTGTGGAAGCAGAAAAAGGATTATAACATACAGTATATCCAGTGGTGCTAGGTCCACTTGTTCCACTTATTTGTCCGTAAGGGTAACAACATGAGTAATATGAGTATACGGTGTCCTTTGGTATAGTCCCTTCAACACAATTAACGGGTGTTTCAGTTGGTGTTGGTGTTGGTGTATTGGTTGGACTTTCAGTTGGAGTTTGAGTATTAGTTGGTGTTTGAGTGTTAGTTGGAGTTTGAGTGTTAGTTGGAGTTTGAGTGTTAGTTGGAGTTTGAGTGTTAGTTGGAGTTTGAGTATTTGTTGGAGTTTGAGTATTTGTTGGAGTTTGAGTATTTGTTGGAGTTTGAGTATTAGTTGGTGTTTGAGTGTTAGTTGGTGTTTGAGTATTTGTTGGGGTTACACTTGGTGTTGAGGTATTTGTTGGAGTTACACTTGGTGTTGAGGTATTTGTTGGTGTATTAGTTGGCGTATTTGTGGGTATTGGAGTATTTGTTGGTGTTACAGTATTAGTTGGTGTTGGTGTTTGAGTTAACACAGGACAATAAGTTGGCGTTACACAAATATTTGTATCTGACCCGTTATATCTTGTTACTAACACATTATAGTTACTTACAATCTCATTCGACGTTAATCCTCTATTAAAAATTTGAACTTCTCCGATACTACCATCAAAATATTCAGTTGTATTTGTTAATCCTATTGTAAGGTTATTAGCATTAGGAACATTATGCCCGGTAGGAGTATCAGAACCAATTAAAACACCATTAACCCAAATACTTCTTGTAATACCATCAAAAGTGGCAACTGCATTATACCAAAGTCCCGGTGTTATTGTTGTTATAACACTTAAATCGTTTACCCACCAATAATTTACCAATCCTGAAGAAGTAAGTCGGAAAGCATTTACTTGATTTGTTACACCATAATCACCCCACCCAACAAGACCTTTATCACCAAGGGTATCAGTATTAAACCAAACACTTATAGTGTAATTTGAATTACCGATTGGTATATTTGTTGGTGTTGTAAAAGAAACATATTGATTGGCACCATTAAAACCTAGATAACCCTTCAAACCTGAGTTATAAGTAACACCATTAACCAATGTTCCGTTATTGTTGGAATTATTAGTTAAATCATACCATACAGTACCTGTTTTTGGGTATGAAGATGGTAATCCTGCATCAAGGTTTAAGGTATTACCACTTGTAACAATTGGTGGATAATTTTGATTGGTCACAAATATTCCATTTGTAATCGCC